GTCGTGCATAGCCACCCAGTTACAAACCACGCACCATCACCGGCTGACCGTGTGGCGTGCGAAAACAGCGGGCTGCCTTGGTACGTCGTCAACCCAAACACAGAGCTGTGGGGATACTGCGAGCCAGAAGGGTTTGAGCTGCCTTATGTAGGTCGTGAGTTTGTTTACGGTTTGGTTGATTGTTACTCACTTTGCCGCGATTGGTACAAGCGTGAATGGGGTTTGGATCTGCATGACTATGACCGGCGTGATCGGTGGGAAAACCGTGGCGAAAATTTGTATGTTGACAACTTCATGAAAGAAGGGTTCCACGAGATTCCGATAGGGGAGCTGGAACGGGGCGATGCTGTATTGATGCAGCTTTCCTCTCCCGTCCCAAACCATGCTGCTATCTACCTTGGAGAGCAATTAGTGCTGCACCATATCCAAGGGCGTTTGTCTAGCCGGGATGTCTACGGCGGTTATTATCTGAAGAACACGGCGAAGGCGCTACGGCATGAAAGTCGTCAAGGTTTACGGCCAACTCCGTGAATTTTTAGGTCAGGGCCGGTTTGAGTTTGTAGCTGATACGCCGCAGCAAGCTTTGAAGGCGTTGTTCGCAAACTTTCCAGGGCTACAGAAGTGGGTACTAGATCGAGAAAAGGAGGGCATGGCCTACCGGGTCACCGTTGGCCAAGACGTAATTCATAACGATGACGCGACCGGGTTGTTTTTGCCCTGGAGCGAGCGCGAGGTGTTCAGGATTGCACCTGTGCTGACCGGCGCTGGCAGGGGCTCTGGCCAGATATTTCTTGGGGTTGGCTTGATTGCTGCTTCTTTTTTGCTGCCTGGCGCAGGACTGTTTGGGGCAACCAGTATTTTTGGCGCACAGGCTGCGGTTGGTGTTTCAACCTTAAGCGTGTTGAACGCTGCTGCTTTTGGCACTGCACTGTCTGCAGTTGGCGCATCTTTGGTGCTTAGCGGGGTGGCGCAAATGATATCGCCAGCGCCTCAGATTTCGCCTTTTAGCCGAGGCAAGGAAGCTGCCAAGCTTGAGTCTTTTAGCTTCAGTGGGGTGGTTAACACCAGTAAACAGGGCTTGCCCGTCCCAATCGCTTACGGGCGTTTGTTTGTTGGCTCTGCTGTCCTTTCGTCTGGTTTAGACACTGATGACTAAACGAATTATTGGTGCTGGCGGCGGTGGCGGTTGCTTTACTGCTGAAACGCTTGTTGCGGTCCCTGGCGGACAGATTCGCATTGATGAGATCGTTGTTGGCTCAAGCGTTCTTAGCTTTGACGACAAGGGAGAAATCCACTCAGCCAAAGTCCTGAAGGTCCATAAGCATGAAAACGAACCAGTCGTCAGATACGCGCTTTGGGGCGGTGAGTTCCTAGACGCGACCCCTAACCATTGGGTTCTGAACCAATACAACGCGTTCGTTGAGATTGGAACGCTTGAAGCTGATGATTGCGTTGTTGATTCGCTGAACCAGCTCCGGCCAATTATCAGCCGCGACGAGCTAGGCGACCATACGGTTTACAACCTGACGGTTGAAGGCCGCCATACCTTCATCGCCAACGGTGTTCGCGTTCATAACGCTGGTTTAGGCAGCAAAATCATCGGTGCTGGTGGTGGCGGTGGCGGCGGAAAAGGTGGCGGTGGCGGTGGCAGCAGTCGCACACCAACGGAAGCCGACGACAGCCTGCAGTCAGTTCAGTTTGCTTCTGTGCTGGACCTTTTAAGTGAAGGGGAGATTGACGGCATTGAAGACGGCAACAAAGGCATTTTTCTTGATGGAACTGCGGTTGAGTCTGCAGGTGGGTCAAATAATTTTAGCGGCTTTTCAATTACTACCCGAAACGGCACGCAATCACAGTCTTATATCCCTGCGCTTGAGGGAACACAAAGCGAGAAAAGTGTAGGCGTTGAAATACTAAACAGCACGCCCGTAACCAGAACAGTCACAGACACTGATGTCGATCGTGTACGCATCACTATTTCAGTGCCGGCGCTTCAAAAAATTGAAGACGACGGTGACATTGTAGGCACATCTGTTACTTATAGAATCCAAGTTCAATACAACGGAGGCGGTTTCAATACTGTTGGCAGTGATAAAACTATCAGTGGCAAAAGCAGCGATCAGTATTTGCGTGACCACATCATCACGCTCACTGGAGCGTTTCCTGTTGATATTAAACTGGTGCGTGTCACTGCCGACAACCAAACAACCAAAAATCAGAGCCGCACATTCTGGTCAAGTTTTACAGAAATTATTGACGAGAAACTGCGTTATCCAAACAGCGCATTGTGTCACCTGCGTTTTGACTCGCGCCAGTTTCAAAACATTCCGGCACGTAAATACCTTATCCGTGGGATCAAAGTACGCATCCCTAGCAACGCAACCGTAGACACAACAACGCATATTGGAAGAATTACCTATTCCGGCGTATGGGATGGCCAGTTTCAAGCGGCAACTTGGACGAATGACCCAGCCTGGTGTCTCTTTGACTTGCTTACCAGTACGCGGTACGGGTGTTCTGTACCCGAGTCGTCACTAGACCGCTATGACTTTTTCTCAATATCGCAGTTTTGCAATGAGCTTGTTTCGGACGGCAGAGGCGGCGAAGAGGTGCGCTTTGCTTGCAACATGCTCCTAAACAGCCGCGATGAAGTGTTCAATGTCATCGCAGAGATGACAAGCATTTTCCGAGGCATCTCCTACTACGGCGCCGGATCGCTTGTGCTTTTGCAGGACAAGCCGTCCGACCCGCAGTATCTAATTGGGCCTTCAAATGTTGTCGATGGTCTGTTTACCTATTCAGGTTCATCGCAAAAGTCACGACATACATGCGCGACTGTCGCCTATCAAAACTATGACGACTTGGGTGAGGTCTCTTTTGAGTACGTTGAAGATGATGATGCAGTTAGCAAGTACGGGGTCATTAATAAAGACATCAGAGCTGTTGGCTGCTATTCGCAAGGTCAAGCAAACAGGCTGGGCAAATGGACGCTTCTTAGCGAACAAGAGCTAACAGAAACTTGCACATTTTCGATTGGGATTGATTCAGGGATTGTCATACGACCTGGGATGGTGATTGATATTGCCGACCCTGTTCGCGGGGCCACACGCCGAGCTGGTCGTATAGCCTCCGCAACGACAAGCGCAGTGACAATTGACAGCACCACTGATCTTTCGGTGGATACTGCACAGTCGCCCACGATTTCTGTAGTTATGCCGACGGGGCTTGTAGAAACAAAGTCAATTGACTCCATTGATGGTGCGGTGATCACCGTCACTGACGCATTTAGCCAAGCCCCTGCCGCTAATGGAAACTGGTTAATTCAAACAGCCGACATACAAGCGCAGCAGTTTCGTGTTGTTTCTGTAGCTGAAGGCGAAGACGGTGCTTTTGGCGTCACGGCCATTAAATACAACGAAAGCATTTACAACGCAGTTGAAGATAATCTCAACATTACGCAGCGTGACATCACCAATTTGTCGGCTGTACCGGAAGCGGTTACTAATGTAGTTGCTGTAGAGTTTCTTTACGAAGACGACGGAATTGTCAGGACTGGTGTTGATTTAAGCTGGGCTGGAACACGCGCAAGGACTTCTGAATATCGGGTCAAATACAAACTTGATGATAATAACTATGAGGAGGTTGTTACCACCTCGCCTTCCATACAAATCAAGGGCTTAAAAACTGGATCGCTTGAAACTCAAGTTACTGCTTACAACTACTTAGGGAAGCAAAGCACAACCAGCAAAAACACGTTTGAACTTGTAGGCAAAACGGCGGTTCCGGGAAATGTACAAAACCTGTCCATCGGCTCCATCTCTGCTAACTCTGCGCGGTTGCGTTGGGACGAAGCTGTTGATCTTGACGTAAAAGTTGGCGGTAAAGTTCACATACGCCACAGCAGCAAGACTGATGGTTCGGCAACGTTTAGCAATAGCGTTGATTTAATTACTGCGATTGCGGGCAACTCAACTGAAGCAGTGGTTTCATTGCTTGAGGGTGAATACATCGTCAAATTTGCAGATGACGGTGGCAGGTTAAGCCCTACGGATAGCAGCGTTATCGTTTCTCAACCTGACGCTCTAGGCAGACTTTTAGTTAAAAATCACCGGGAAGACGAGCAAACACCACTGCCGTTCCAGGGCACGCACGTCGATACTTTTTACAGCGATGAGTTTGACGCCTTAACGCTTGACGGTGCTCAGCAAATAGACGACGTGGGAGACATAGACGACATTGGGAGCATAGATTTCCTTGGTGACATCAAATCCTCTGGGGAATACATATTCCTCGACACAATTGATATGGGGTTGGCGCTTTCTGCTGTTGAGATGGAGCGTAGGTTTGTAACACGAGGCTTTCTGCCGTCAGACACGATGGATGGCCGCACAGCAAATATTGATGACTGGACTGATATTGACGGCGATGATGTCAATGATGTCAACGCAGAGCTGTATGTACGCTCTACAAATGATGATCCGGGCAGCGCTTCTCCTACTTACGGCAATTGGGTTCCGTTCAGCAGCGGCACGTTTACAGGCCGTGGTTTCCAGTTCAAGGCAGAGCTAACTAGCGACAAGGTGGACGAAAACATTCTTGTTGATGAGCTTGGATACAAGATTGAGCTGACGCCACGCTTTGACCAGTCGAACGGCGCAATCGCTAGTGGGACCAGCACTAAATCCGTGACGTTTACAAAGCCGTTCTTTGTTGGGACGGCTGACCTTGGGGGCGTTAACGCTTATTTGCCAAGTGTGGGCATCGTCGTGCAAAACTTAGCCGCTAACGAGCGGTTCAACGTCTCAAACGTCAGCAGCACAGGCTTTGACATTGACGTGCTGGACGCAAGCGACAACAACGTCAACCGCAATTTCACTTACTCAGCGAACGGCTATGGCCGTGGGCAGTAGAATTAGGCGATATCAGGCAGATTCGTTGTGGCAACTCACGATTACAGTCTCGCAAACGCTACTGGCGCGCAATTCAGAAGCGACCTCAACAATGCCCTAGCGGCGATTGCGTCGAACAACAGCAACGCCACCGACCCAGCCACAACATTTGCGTTCCAGTGGTACGTCGACACGGGCGACAATAAGCTCAAAATCCGCAATGGTGCTAATAACGCCTACATCGACGTGGGCGATGTTACTGCTGCCAATCTCGGGCTTGCACCGTTAGCTGGCGCTACTTTCACGGGCACTGTGAACGGAACGAGTTTTGTTGGATCTGGCAACAGCAGTATTGGCGGACGGCTTTTAATTAATACAACTACCGCCAGGACAGACGTTTCTACGACTGCACAGTTGCAACTTGAAGGAACAGATTTTGGGACATCTACTTTTTCAATCGTAAGAAATTCAAACGACGCTGGTAGGCCAACATTTGTTTTCGGAAAAACTAGAGGTACTAGTACTGGCGCGGTTACTGCAGTCAGCAACAATGATTCTTTAGGTGTTATTGAGTTTCTAGGCTCTGATGGCACTGATTTGAATCGTGCTGCATTTATTAGTGCAGAAGTTGACGGTACGCCTGGCACTAATGATATGCCTGGCCGTCTTACGTTTTCTACGTCACAGGACGGCACAAACAGCCCGACGGAACGATTGCGAATTGATAGCTTGGGCAATGTTGGCATTGGAACTTCCAGCCCAAACATCATTGGTAATGATACATCTCATACAGTTTTATCGATAATTGAAACTTCTGGGAGTAGGCGTGGTCATCTTGAATTAGGTGATAATCAAAATGTAAATAATGGTGGTATTGGAGACATTAACTTTGTTGGTCATTACCAAAACTCAGGCCACAAAAGTATGGCTTCAGTTAGGGCAGTAGCTGAAGGTAGTACATCAGGACAAAGAGGTTCTCGTCTAGTATTTGAAACTAAAGCAAATGGCTCTTCTATAGCCGAGCGACTGAGAATCGATAGCTCGGGCAATGTCGGCATTGGAACGACGTCGGCTGACTCCAACCTTGTCGTAAAAGGTGCATCTGGTGAT